ACCAATCAAGCATTCGCCTATATGCTAGGTCCTCGAAAAAATCCAAATGCCCTGTATGGCTTTGGTAATCCCCGATATTGAATTGGTAATAGTGCATAAATGGCCCAAAAAAAAGCCCTAGTTAGCATCCTCACCTTTTGGGTGTTGGCAGACTCGCGTGTACGAGCAGGATGCTAACTAGGACTTACACGAGAAATTCCTGCCAAGGAATGCGGTAAAGATATATTATTTTCTAATATTTTGCAACATGGCTATTGCGTCATCGACGGAATTAACCCGGACCACTAAGCCGCCGCGCCAATTACTCAGATACTTCAGCTGGTGATCGGTATATCTTGCCTTCTCGCTAGATTTCACTTCAACCAAAATGGTTTGTCCCTGTGTTGCAACCATCAAATCGGGAATCCCATTGCCAACTTTGGACAAGTCATAAACGTCAGCGCCCATCAAACGTAAAGCTTTTACGATTTCTTTTTGGTTTTCATCAACCCGTTTTGCATACATAGGGAATGCCGTAATAACGAAAATACAACAATCTAATACTTTTCTGCACAAAGTCTAATACTTGTATATAATAGAACTCAGTAGCACTTCGCTACATTATCACGAAAGGTAATCAAATGACTACATTTAACGATCTTCGCAAGATCAATGTTTCAGAATTTACAGAAAAAAAAGGCAATCTAAGCTATTTGTCTTGGGCTTGGGCTGTCGATACTTTATTGCAGCACGATCCGATGGCGACTTGGGAATTTACCGAGCCGACATATTTCGGCGAAACCATGATGGTGTATTGCTCAGTTACGGCCTTTGGCAAAACCATGAAAATGCACTTGCCTGTGATGGACAACAGAAATAACGCTGTCAAAAGCCCTGACTCGCGCAAAGTCAGCGACGCAATGATGCGCTGCCTTGCCAAATGTATCGCTTGTTTTGGCATCGGTTTGTACATCTATGCTGGCGAGGATTTACCAGTAGAGCCGGAACCGTCCGAAGATGAGCTGGGCGAATTGACAACCAAAATCGAAAGCTCAACGTCCGTTGACGAATTGGTTGAAATATTTACTGTGACCAAGGCAAAGTACGCCAAACATCCAAATATCGTCGCAACTGTGCGCGATTTGTGTGGCGCTCGCAAAAATGAATTACTTTCAACTGAAGCGGAGGTTAAATAATGAATATTTACTTTGACATCGAAACTGTACCGGCACAATCACCAGCTGCGATTGAATTGCTTAAAAAAGACATCGAAACAGAAATCTCAGCAATAAAATCACCGGGCAATTACAAAGACGAAGCCAAGATTGCCGAATACATCAAAATTAAAACTGATGAAATTACGGCAGCTGCGGATGAGAAATATCGCAAAACGTCATTTGATGGCGGCATGGGTCAGATTTGCGCGATCTCATTTGCGGTCGATGATATGCACCCGTACAACATTTACCAAGAAGATTGGACCAAAGAATCGGAAATCATCCATGAATTCTATGGTTATCTTGACGATTATTACAATCCAAGCACCGATCCTCGTCCAGTATTTATTGGTCACAACGTGGTTGGTTTTGATTTGCGATTCTTATTTCAGCGCTCAGTCATGTTGGGAATCAAGCCGCCATCATTTATTCCATTTCATGCTAAACCTTGGGATCAATCGGTATTTGACACGATGGTTGCGTGGGCCGGTGTAGGCAATCGGATCAGCATGGATAAACTATGCAAAATCTTTGGCATCGAATCCAAGGGCGAGCTGGACGGCAGCAAGGTGTGGGATTACGTTCAGGCCGGGAAGATTGAGGAAGTGGCGGAATATTGCGGCAAAGATGTCGAGCGCACCCGCGCAATTTACAAACGATTGACATTTCAGGGGTCAAAATGAACCGTGAACTATTACAGCAAGCACTAGACAGGAAAGCTGATAACGCTCGTGAACTAGGTTTGGATTATGAGCCTGAGCAAGACTGGGACTTACTGAAAGCAACTCAAGAGTCCCTTTGTGAGCACATGGCACGAATTAAAGAGTTGGAAGCACAGATAGCCAAGCTGAAGGAGAAAAACAATGAGCGTTAACAAAGTAATTTTAATTGGTAACTTAGGCCGCGATCCTGAATTGCGTTATTCACCCGGCGGCGATGCCATTGCAAACTTTAGTATCGCTTGTACCGAAAAGTACAAAGACAAAGCTGGTCAGGCCGTAGAGCATACTGAATGGATCAACATTACCATATTTGGGAAACTTGCCGAAATTGCCGGGGAATACCTAAAAAAAGGCGCACCAGTTTTCATCGAGGGTAAAATGCGTACTGAGAAATATACGGACAAATCCGGCATCGAAAAGTACAGCACTAAGGTTATTTGCCAAAACTTTCAAATGCTGGGTAGTAAAGCAGAACGGTCCGAATCACCCCGACAATCGGCAGCGACGGTAAACGACGCAAGGAAGTACGCAGCTGCTACTGGGGGCGAAGGATTGGCGGATATGGATGACGATATTCCATTTTGATTTACCGAAAGCGGATGCTGGTTTAAATAGTGTTTTCCAGTGCAGCGAGTAGTGACACCCCGGAAAGACGGGGATTTCTAAACTTTGAGGAGCAGTGCCATGAAAAAAGTAATCGCAATTGCGTTGTTTTTAGCATCAGCATCAGCATTTGCAGCTTGCCCACCATACACAACCTATGGATGCACACCAATGCCCAACGGCAAAATGTCTTGCGGCTGTAGATAAGTCAACGGGGAATCCTTGTCGAGCTGGTATCTCAAACTACCGAATCCTTTCGTGGGCAGGGATTCCCCACCTTATGCACAAATACAACAATGTATTAGAAATTTGTTGCATAGGTTATTGGGTAGATGTATTATAAAACCGTAGTAAAGATCAACACACGAAAGGAAGATCAAAATGAAATACGCAAATTTCTTTGGTTACAGCGACATTGACCCCTATAAGGTTATTCGTGTCGTTAGCGAAAAATGTTTGGAAGTGCAAGAAATGATTGCCAAGCTCGACGAAGTAGCGTTCAAGCCTGAATTTGTCACCGGCGGTTTTTCGGCAATTTGTGTAAACCAGTATGAGCAAAAGTGGAATATCGAAAGCGATGTAAATGGTCGCGTAATTCGGATTCGCTTGGGTAAAGATGGGGTTTGGAAAGATCGGGATGGTAGAAAATTTGGATTGTCTGACCAGCCTTGCAAATTTTACGATTACAACTTTTAATTTCCGGGGCTACGGCCCCTTCACGAAAGGAAAAATTATGAAAGACTTATTAATTTCTGTGGTTGGCTGGCTTTTAATTTTGCTCCCTATCGTTGCATGGTGGATCAAATGAAAATATCCACTCCGGCATTTCCTACATGGGTGGGTAATCAAGACATGGCCCCGGGCATGACGCTGCGAGTTTATATTGCGACCGCAGCATTGCAGGGGTTTTGTGCTAATCACGACATGGACAAAATCACCATCGGTCAGGCCGCAGATTGGGCATTTCGCATGGCGGATGAAATGATAAAAGTGAGCAATAAATAATGGACATGAATCAAATAGCCTATGAGCTGGGTTACTCGAAAGCTCAAAACGAAGTATGGATGCAACTTCTACGCATGATTTTGAACGCTGAAAAAAACGCCAATTTTGAGGCGGTCGAATATTTTCAGATTGTTTTCAAAGCATTAAACGATGGCGCATTAAAGCCAATTGGGGTAAAACCATGAAAAATCGATTGTTTGACTGTAGCGAAGGCCAGCTCGAACTGGATAAACTCATGCGTAAATATCACAACTTGGTTGTCCGAAACGATTATGAAAACGCTTTGCCCATTGCTGGCGAGATCAAACACGTTTCAGCATTGCTTTATGAATGGACCAAGCAAAGGGCAGCCGGTGACTGATGTGAACTTGGAAACCGCCATTTCAATTGCAGCCATTGCACACAATGGTCAGGTTGACAAGGGCGGTAATCCCTATATCCTCCACCCGCTGCGCGTCATGCAGTGCTTTCAAAACACGCAGCATCAAACCGTCGCTGTTCTACACGATTTAGTCGAGGACACCGATTGGACATTCGAAAAACTCCGAGTAACTGGATTTTCTTGCACCATCGTTGATGCACTGGACGCATTGACCAAGCGCAAAGGCGAAGGTTATTTAGAATTCATCCATCGAGCAAGTCAAAACCCAATCGCAAAAAAAGTAAAACTTGCCGATTTATTAGATAACATCGATCTAGGCCGTATCCCAAACCCAACACCCGAAGATTACGCTCGCGTCAAAAAATACGACGAAGCGATAAAAATGATATTGAACTGGTAATACATCCTGTATGATAATGTCATATATTAATTTTAACGATCTATGACACCATGTCGATAAATGCCGTACAAAAGATTCGCGGGTTATTCCGGGAAAAGCAGCAAGCGATGACGAATGCCGAGATCAAAACGCATTTGCCTGAACTCAAGCCGTCGGACATTTCGATGGCGATGTGCTATTTGCTCAAACAGCGCTACGCGACCCGGGAGTTGATACCAGTACAAAACCCCAAAGCTCGCAAAACGGTTTGGATGTACACCTATTTTGATGCCCCACTGCCAAAGGACAACAGTGAAGCAGCTATTCATACTGGCACATTCGTCAGCTCGCGC